GGGATAGCATTAGTAGAAAGTAATAATGTAATAATGGGAAGAAATGCTGCTAAAGCTGCAACTTCTGCAAATGGTAATGTAATTATAGGAGATAATGCAATTGAGACTGGTGTTTTGACTGGTAATGAAAATGTAGTTATTGGAAAACAAGCTGGTAATGCTATGACATCTGCTGCTGGTAATGTACTTGTAGGATTTGAAGCGGGTAATGATTTAACCGAAGGTGGTTATAATACTTTCATAGGATATCAAGCTGGAGCAGCTATGACTACTGCTGGAGACCAAATAGCTATAGGGTTTCAAGCATTAGAAACTTCTACTACTGAAACTAATAATATTGCAATAGGTAAAAATGTTTTAAGATTAACAAACGGTGGAACATCTAATGTAGGAGTTGGTAATGGCACATTAGATGCTGTAACTTCTGGTGATAATAATACGGCAATTGGACATAATGCTGGAACAGGTATAAACACAGGTGGTCAAAATATTACTATTGGAGATGCTGCTGGTGCTTTAATTAATTCAGGTGCTGGTAATATTTGTATTGGTAAAGATGCTGGAACCGCAACTACAACACTTACAACTGGTAGTAATAACATATTAATTGGTCAAGCAGTTAGAGGTTCAGCAGTTGGAAATAGTAGTGAAATTGTTATTGGTTCACTTAATGTTGCTGGTAAAGGTGCTCAAACTGCTTTTATTAATCCAGACGGAGGTACTATATTTAACGGTGGTAACACTACTGCTTTTCAAACAACTTCTGATAGACGTATTAAGAAAAAAATTGTAGATAATAACATCGGCTTAGATGTTATAAATAAAATACAAATTAGAAATTTTGAATATAGAACTCTAGAAGAAATTACGGATTTTGATAATCCTGAATCAGCAGTGGTTGATAAACAAGGTACTCAATTAGGTGCTATTGCACAAGAAATTGAAGAAATTTTACCTGATTTAATTAATACTGAAACTACTGGAGTCAAAACATTAAACGCTGACAACTTAACTTGGTATTTAATAAACGCAGTCAAAGAGCTTTCTGCTGAAATTAAAGCTCTAAAAGGAGAATAATATGACACACGCAAGTGATGCTACTAAAGCATGGGTAAAAGCAATCCCTACAAAAAATGCTGACGGACACGTAATTGAATGGTCTGTTGAATATAAGTATACTAAGACTACTCACCCACATATCTTTAGTGGTAATGTTAAAATAGACACACCATCAAAAGCTCCTAGTGGTTACACTAAGGCTGAGATACTAGGTCTATTTGATGTTGCACATTGGGATGATATGTACAATAAAAAGTACACAGTCTGGACTGCTGATGTAGTAGTAGAAACTATTGACAGTTCTTTTGATATAAGTACACTTAGCTAAAACTAAGGAGATAAAATGTTTACAATAAACGATAAAGAATACGATCAAACTACCTTATCTGATAAAGGTAGAGGAGTCTTTGATAAATTAATTAGACTTGGTGAGCAAAAAGCTGACTTAGATATCTTAATAAATTTTTGGACAGGACAGCTTCAAGCTCAACTGCCTAAAGAAGAAGTTGTTGATGGATCAGAGTCAACAGAATAGCGTAGATATTGCACGTCTTGAAGGCAAAGTTGACGTAATAGCAGAGCGATTAACCCTGATGAAGGATAATCATTTGTTTCATATCGAGAAAGATATGCGTCAACTGCGTGCATTAGTGTGGTTTATTGGTACTACTGTCTTTGCACAGATGCTCTATATAATAGTAAGATCTCTTGTTTGACTTATATTAGCAAATAAGATTATCTTTACATATGAACAAACGAATACTTGTAATAAGTGATACGCATTGTCCTTACCATCATCCTGATTTAATCCCTTACTTAAAAGCTATTAAACAGAAATATAAACCTGATCGTGTAATACACATAGGTGATGAGGTAGATTCACATGCAATATCATTTCACGATTCAGACCCTGATCTGTATAGCGCAGGTGATGAGCGAGAACAATCTTTAAAAACTATTCATGCTATGGAAAAGTTATTTCCTGTAGTAGATTTAATGGATAGTAATCATGGTAGTCTAGTATACCGTAGACAAAAAGCTACAGGTCTACCTAGAGCTGCAATGAAAACTTATAATGAATACTTAGAAGTAGGACCTGGTTGGAAGTGGCATGATGATCTCCTTATTACTATGTCTAATGGACAACAGGTATACTTCTGTCATGGTAAAGCTACCAATGTATTAAAGGTAGCACAACAATATGGTTGTCCTACAGTACAAGGACATTATCATTCTAGTTATTCAATACAATACTGGGGTAATCCCAACAGTTTAAACTGGGGTATGCAAGTCGGATGCTTAATAGATGCTAAGTCATTAGCTTTCGAATATATGAAAACACAAAAATCAAGACCGATCATTGGATGTGGCGTTATACTTAATGGACTTCCAAAATTGATTCCTATGGTTTTAAATAAAGGCGGACGATGGAACAAGGAACTGACTTAGAATATTTAACTACACCTAAGCAAGGTATTAAGGTAGTTAAGAACAAACTTTATTTATACATTAATTCAACAAGAGGGATCTATGCAGAAAACAGACTTACCAGCGAAGATGCAATTAATCTCGCAAGACAATTACTTAATGGAGCAAACCAACTTAGCTGAGGAGCCTATCATGTATGAACCTTTAAACAATAGACGACCTGGAATTACTAGAAAATATGAAATGGATAATAATAAGTTCTATGTAAACATTGGTTATAACTCTGAAGATATGACACCTAGAGTGGTACGTATCTGGAGTGATATGAAGCAAGGCACAACATTTAGTGATATGTTAATAGATCTATCTGATGATATTACTGAACGATTGCAAATAAGAAAAGACTTAGATAGAACATTAGAACGTATGGCAAAGGCAGCACCTCGTAGAAGTACTGGTGAGCCTACAACAATACAAGGTTTAGTAGTTGATGAACTAATTAAATCTTATTACTTAGAGGATTAATATGAACGATTTAAAAGAAGTTATCTTATATACATGGAAGAACATGACTAAGAAAAAGAAGATAGTTGCTGGTGTAGTACTAGTAGTTATTATTGCTTTTGTTATTTTATAATGGAAGACGTTAAGGCTAGAATAAAAGCTCATGAGGGCTATAGGTTAGAGCCTTACAAAGATACCCTTGGCTTCCTTACTGGAGGCTGGGGTCATAAGATATTAGGTGGTGAAGAAGTACCTATGTCTGAAGCAGGGTGGCAAGAACTATTTGATAAGGACTTTGATAGTGCTTTAAAGGGGTCAAACAGCCTCATACAAGAGCATTTATCTAATACTCTACACTCAGATCTACCTCAAGCTAAACAAGCTACTATACAGGGCATTTTAATTGAGATGTGTTTTCAGTTAGGACAGGCTGGAGTAGGTAAGTTTAAGAATATGTTTAAAGCTTTAGGAGAATGTGAGTTCTCTGAAGCAGCAGAACAGATGAAAGATTCTCGTTGGTATCAACAGACACCAGCACGATGCTTAGAACTAAGCGATATAATTAAAAACATTTAAGGAATACATATGTGGTTAACACTACTACCGACAGTCTTAAAGACTGGCGCTGCAATATTTGCTAATAAACAGAAGGCAAAGATATTAATGTCTGATGCTGCCCTACTACATGCTAGTAAACAAGCAAGTGGAGAGATTGAATATCAAGCATCAGTAAGACAATCAAATGACAAGGGATGGAAAGACGAGTTCGTGCTTATTCTTGTAAGCGCCCCAGTAGTATTATTGATATGGTCTGTGTTTAGTGATGATCCAAACATACAAGAAAAACTACACATGTTCTTTGAACAGTTTAACAATCTTCCTTTCTGGTATCAGACTCTATTCGTAGGTGTGGTTGCTAGTATATACGGACTCAAGGGAGCAGATATATTTAAAGGTAAAAAATGAAAACAATATTAATACCAGCAGCATTATGCATGTTAATGTTACTAGCTTTTAGTTGTGTTATGGATACAGCTATGGCAGATGTTACTAGTTCTGGTGCAACTGACAATGACCAAGTAAATTCTAGTGGCTCAAATACAGCCATAACAGGAGGCTACTCATCTTCTGCTAGC